TTAAGTTATGTGTACATCTGTTATAACTTATTTTACCAATACTTGAATAGTAATTAACATTAATACCGTATTCAGGAAATATACCTGTTACAAATAGACATGTATCACCTAGTGTTTTTGCATCTCTTGAGTGTTTTATCTCTAACATAGATTCTGCAAAAGATTTTGTTGGGAGGAAATTAGATTTATCAACATGCGAAGCAAGCAACAAAACAATATAATGTTCGATGTACTCGGGCATTTCGATGCCTGTTCTATCTCGTGTCTCTAGTACAACATCATAGAACGCTGAGGCGTACTCGTCCTTCATACTAATATTTAGCCAAGAAAAAAGACTCCGAAGAGTCTTTTTAAAGTATAAGCAAAATAGGTAGGACTCGGTTATACCTACAAGCACGTACACAGAATACCATTCTATCACGCACAACCTAGTTCCGCTCGGTAGAGCAATGTGATCCTCAGTCTCTCAACCTTGAACCTGGGTACCACCCCTAACTAGTCAAGTTCGACCCTTCTGGTAAAGGCCTCTTCCTTGCACTATAAACAAAAATTAATTACTTTTTTGTTGCTTATGTACTTAATATAACAGACTTTATATATAAAGTCAACCTCTTTTTTGCCAAAATAGGAAAAAAAGTCAAAAAAATAGGCCCTCGAAAGGACCTATTTTAATTTTGTTTCTAAACTAAGAGATCTTAGCTGAAGCTTACGTTGGCAATTGAAACTTTGCCTAAGTAGTCAGCCGCGTTACCTAGTGAAGACGCAACGTTTGATAACTCAACATAACCGTAGCGTGTCATAAATGATACTACTGGCTCAAATGTTGATGGATCAAGTACAACGCCACTTGACATTAATGGAATATAAGGAGCGTAGAACGCTGGTGCGTCTGATTCGCTTGATCCTTTGTATCCAACTAATACGTCAGTGCTGTCACCTGCATATGCATCTACGTATACTTTCATTGCACCGTTCAAAGTACCAACCATTTTAGTGTTAGTTGGAGCTTCAAAAGTACCTTCAGTTGTACGTGCAAATGCACTTGTTGTTGCAGACTGTAGGATAGTTAATGCAAATGGTGATACCACTGCATAGTTACCTGCGCCACGACGTGTTCTTGCCGCGATATCGTTAGCAACTTTGTTGATCATAACAGCTAATGCCGCATGCTCGTCGCCTACGAATGTTGCAGTTCCTGAAACGCCGTTTTGATCATATGCTTGGCTAGCTGTACCAGCTAGTGAACGCAATGATGCAAGGATCTCTTGATCGATCTCAGCAGTAATTTCTTGGGCTAATGCCGCCATTACTTCTGCTTCGATGTCGATGCCTTGTTGTGCTTGAGCGTCTTGAGCCGCTTCAAAAGTCCAGCGAGCTGATAGCTTTCTGGTTTTTGCTTCGACTGTCTGCTTTAAGATTTGGATTGACAATCTCTTGCCTGCTGTACCTTCTAAAGTAGCGGTTGCATCTGCTTTATCAGTTGAACCTCCACCTGAATATCCAACACCAATCTTAAATGGTGATAGAGCTTCTTCGCCTGCAGTCACATCATCTAATGTGTCTGAGTAACGAACTCTTAATGTGTGGATTTGACCCACGGGACCTGTCATTGGCTGTACACCGACTAATTCGTTGGCGATAACAGTTGGCATAACACGTCTGATTACTGGTAGGATAACTCTGTTAAGAGTTGCAACATTCCCTGCTGAAGATGCACCTGCTGTAGCTGATTCTGCCAAATACCTTTTAGTATTTTCCAGAGTCACGCCCATCACGGCTTTCTTATTGCCTTCTAGGCCTTCAAGAAGTGCAGTCTTAGTATCCTGCCAGCGACTTTCTAATAGTTCTGACATTTTTTTCTCCTTATTTCAATCCTGCAAGTCTTCTAATATCTACTACATTATCAGTAGCAGATGCTGTGCTTGCATCTATGTCATTGGTTTGTTTATTGCCTGTAATTTTTGTGCCTTCAGTGAGTGTTGCCTTGGTTTCCTTAGCTGGAGTGTTCCCTGCAATTACGCTTGGCATGTACTTATCGAAAGACTTATTAAGTTTCTCGGTTTGTACAGATTCCAGTAAGTCAGCCATGATTTCCTTTTGTTCACCATTTAATGGTGAAAGGAGTTCATTCATAACTTCTTTTCTTTTAGCTGTGTCTTTTGCAATTCTAATTTCAGCGTCTTTGCTTTCTACTAGTGTTGCTTTGTCTTCAGCTACTTTTTTAGCTTCAGCTAATTGTTTATCTTTCAACCCAACTACTTTTAATAGTTTTGCTGTTTCGGACTTCTCATTAAGATAGCTGTTAGTATATTCTGTAGCGAAAGATTCGAAAATCTTGCGTCCAAAATCATTCTTACGAGCTGAATCAATGTCTTCCTTCAATTGAGTCATTTCTTTATTAAGACCTTTCTCAACTGTTTCAGCAACAATTTTCGTTGCGTCTGTGATAAACTTGGATTTAACTTTAGCTAGATGTGTTTTAGCTTCACGTACTAAACGTACCTTTGTTTCAGCTAAGTCTTTTTTGTCTTCATAAAACTCTGCGATTTCTTTAGATAATGAATCAACAACAAAATTCTCAAGTTTGGAAAACTTTCCTGCCATAGCTTTTTGATCTTCATGAAGTTCACCGATCTCTTTACCTAACTGACCAACAACAAAGTTTTTCATTAACTCTGCGTTTTCACGCATTGCTACTGCATATTTTGCTCTTGCTTCGGCTAGTTTTTGACGATCGTCTGCGAACTCATTAAGTTCTTCTGCAAGTTTTTCTTCTAACATAGTATCAATAGCTTCCACCATTGTTGCTTTGTCATGCTCATACTTTTGAGCGAATTCCTCGCGAAGTTCAGCTGTGGCGCTCAAACGATTCTCTTGAATCCTTTGTTCCCATGCTTGTTCGATTTCTGCTCTGATATCTTCGGAAATTGCATTATTTTCAAAGAGTGCTTTCAGTGCATCTAACATTTTTTTCTCCTTGTTAGCGGAGACCGTTGATAATGTTCACCAACGATTCCTTTAAGTATTTCTGTGCCTTTTCGTCGCCGTTAAGTTCGCGAGCCATGTTCATTGCCTGATACCCACCACGGGTATTTAATAAGTGTTCGTAAATAGGCGTTGGATACGCCCCTGGAGCACTTGGTTGAGCAACGGCATCAACTGTAATAATTTCAAATTCGCTGACCTCGCCGCTTCCATCTTCTTTAACATTTCCAGATCCCCTAGACGAAACACCTAATTTTACACCATTTTGTATCATGGTTTGAATTAGTTGTCCCATCGGGGTTGGAATTACTTTAAGTTTTCCGTAACCGTTTGGACCATCCATCCACATTTCTGTGATCATATGGCTTACACGATCTAAATTAACATTAAGTCCTTCAGGATGATCAACTTCACCTAATACACTATATCCGCCTTGGATTTGATCATTGAGCGTGTTGACAGCTCTACTAATCTCAGTTACAGGATATACACGTTGGTTAGCGTTACGAACACCACCTTGTATGCAGATACCTTTTAGATACAGGTCTTTTCCACCTGTTTCATTCTCAGTAGTCTCAACGACCATTTTTGCTTGGTCGAATGATAGTGTTTCAGTTAAGTTTAACATCTGTTATTCCTTAATCTCAATTAAGAACCAATAGTACTTTTACTATCTGTTCCAGTTTCGCCTGCGCCTTTTTTCTCTGCGCCATGGCCTTTAGCGTTTGAACTCATTGACTTAGAAGCTTTACCGCCTGGTACGTTAACGTTCCCTGCATTGTCTTCTTTAGGTGCACTTGCTTTTCCGCCTTTTTCTTCAGCTGATCCGCCAGCAATGTTACCTGCTGTTCCACCCATGTCATTTTTACCAGCAACTGGTGATTTAGTGCCGTCTGTTCCAGTATCGCCCATTTTAGGTGTTACTTTCTCTACGTACTCTCTCATTTGCTCTCCAGCAGTTTTAGTGCCTTCGAAAGCTGGTGCTTCGTCTTCTACGCTAAGTTCGGGAGCGACATCAAATGCCTCTTCCTTGTCTTCATCACCTTCGTCATCCATGTCCATGTCAGCGGCATCTTCGTCGCCTTCATCGCCATCATTGTCGCCAGCCATCATTTTTTCAAATTCTGACTTAAGATCATCAAGAGCATCTTCTAGATCAACTACACGGTCTTCGATTTCTTCTTCATCGCCGTCCATATCGCCGTCTTCACCTTCTTCGTCGTCTGCTTCGATGTCTGCCATCATATCGTCAGCCGCGTCGCCGCCCATTGGGTCAGCTTCTGGTGTAATTTCGTCGAAGTTTTCATCAACTTCTTCGTCTGAAGCTTCGTCTACTTCTTCGTCAGTAGCTTCGTCAACTTCTTCGTCTGTTGCTTCGTTAGTCTCTTCGTCGTCTGAAGACTCATCTACTTCTTCATCTGAAGCTTCGTTAGTTTCTTCGTCATTTGACGCTTCATCTACTTCTTCGTCTTTAACTTCGTCAAGATCTTCTAAATCTGATTCTAGCATCTTTTCATAGATACCACGTGACTTTTCAATAACAAATTCGTGAAACAGTTCATCTGCTCCAGCACGATCGTTATTGACAAGTTTTTCGAGCATTTGCTCTAATTTATTGTCTGCCATTGTTTTCTCCTATATGTTTAATTAGTATGTAAGGCTGTCTAGTATTATTTACACTATGTTTAATAAATGTACGGAAAACGGCGTCAAAACGAATCGTTTAGTCGCAAACCGTTTAAAAATCATAGTATCTTTTAAACTCACTCACTTTTATGTGAGATAAATTCGTACATTTCTTTAATTGTTTAGGTACAAAATCATCATCATCTGCTACAATTCTAATGTATTTTTTACCTTGATGTGCATCACAAGTTGATGCTGTTTGCCTTTCCCAGTTGCCAAAGTATGTTGCTGGCTCGCCTTGTCTCTTATAATTGTGTGTTCCTGCGTATAAGTTATTTACCTTACTTCGATTGCCTTGAGTATCTAGTGATCCGTGAAAGTCCATGCCCAACATATAAATTGTATCATGTGCATGTGTGCTTGCAAGCCATAATGCTGTAGGACCGCTACTCCAACCCTTGCTTGGATGGAAATAATTAAAACCTTGAAACGTGTGAAATTGTTTATTTGGATTAGTCCATACTTCGTGTTCCATTTGCCACTTGCTTTGATTAATTTCAAGTACCATCTTTACATCAACCGCAACTAAGTAATGCGGTTCAAAATGTCTGAACATTGCATTACATGCATATACTTTTCCGTAATTTTTAAGTGGGTATAGATCTATGTCTTTTCGGCTCTCGCCATTACCTATTACAAAGGCTACAGTCATTGTAGAGCTTCCTATACTTCAGGTTGACCTTGAATACCGTACATTTGACGTACAAATTCTAATTCTTTTTGCTTTTCTTCTTGATGTAACTCTGATGCTCTGCGAGCTTTGTTTATTTGACGTAGTGTTAATCTTGTTTTGCGTGTGTCATCGCGATTTACAACGCTATGATCGTCAGTAGCATCATAACGTTTATCCTCAATAGGATCAATAGTTTCTTTATCAAAATAAAATAATTCTCTTAGTATCATGCTTGTATTTATGCCGGAGGCGTTTCTGCGCCAGCATCTCCCCCTGGGTCTGGTGTTGTTACTGAATCAACTCCTTCAGTTTCACCTGTAACCATTCCGTCAACATCGTCTGCAACTGGTTCATCGCCTGCTAAGTCACCTTCAATACCTGCTCCACTAATACCTGCTCCACGCATTTCTGCACTTGCGTCAGTTGGTGCTGTTGATAGGTTCTCGTCATTTTCTTCTTTCCAATAGCGTTCATTGTCTGCAATTTCTGAATCGCTCATTCCTAAGAAACGTTTCATTGCATATCTGTTACTAATAAAAGGAATACTTTGAATTTGTGCAAACGTACCAATACGTTGATTGTCTAATTCACTTTGTCTATAACTTGCAAAGTTTTGTGGTGGTTGAAATAACAAGTCAAACATTGCAATGTCAACATTAATACCTTTTTCTATTAGGTAACGTTTAAATTCTTGATTGAATACTTCAGCTATAAGGTTCTGTAAACGCTCGCAATACTTGTTAAAGCGTAGCTCTTGTATGTATGCAGTACCTACTCTGCCGTCGTTAAATGAACTTTGACCTTCATCTTGTGCCGCGGCTGGTAAGTATGAACTTGGAATACGTAAACCTCTTACTAGTTTGTTTGTAAAGTATTTCAAGTCATCAATCTCACCTAAGTTAGTACCACCAGGTAGTGTTTCAACTTTAGATCCACGTCCTTCTGCTGTTTGCGGAAAGAAGTAATCTTCGTTAGTAGATAATGGATTGTAAGCACTATCAATAACACTTGTGCCACCACCTGTTTTACTTGGTATACGTCTCTGATGTATTTCTGTTTTTACTCTCTCAACAAATTGCATAGCTAAATGACTTGGCATGTTACCAACATCAACGTAAAATACTCTACGCTCTGGAGCTCTTTGTGTTCTGTAAATGATAATAGCATCTTCGAGTAATTCTTTTTGTTTGTATACTTTAAATATACCTTCTAACAAACTATTGCCAAAAGGTGCATTATTATCTAAGCCTTCGCTTAAACTCATATGTACCATATGCTTTGCATCAATAGCATGTTCTTTAGTTTTATCATGACCAAAGCGTCCTGCACTTGAGCCAGATGTTTGTGTGTTTCCAACCATACCGCGAACACCGCCGGTTAAGTATCCGTCACCACCACCAGTTGCATTACCGTTTGTAGTATATGGTGTTGTTGCTACATTGTCTACAAAGTTTAAATTAAGATCTCTAACAATGTATTGTTCTGGTGTTTTACCTTCTGATTCATTAACAATAATACTTGAAACTTTTGCAGGATCAACATGATGCCATTTTTTAGTTTCAGGATCTCTAATAAAGAAAGCATCACCAAACTTAAAAACGTTACGCACAATTTTAAACATGCGTGTACTAAAATCATTAAGTTTAGTCCATTGCTGTAAGTATTGCTCTAATACTTTAATTTCTGAATTAGTAGCCATCTTTTTAAAATCAATACTAAAACTTGTTTTATTAATTGGATTTTGCTGTGAACAAAACTCAGCTAAAATATCTAATGCCGCATTAACTTCACTATCTTGGTCCATAGTATTATATTGACCATATCGCTCAACTCTATTAGGAGCGCCTGTGTACACATCAGGTAAAAAACTTGAATAGTTTGATCTTGCAGGGCCAGCTTGTGTACCTTGACCAACGCTTAAAGGACTGCGAGTTCCTGCTTCGCCTTCAACTGGTGTAAAGTATCTTTTCCAACTCATATCTTATCCTATCCTATCTACCGTTTAAATTACCGTTTAGGTTTTGTGTGGCTTTTTTGGTATCTTTATTAACATTAATTAACTCTTCTAACTTAGTACTTATCGATTCCCACCAACTTTTCTCTTCATTACTGGCTTCATTCTGTTTGTCTAATGTTCCAGTACTATCAGTAGATTTACTACCGCCACCGGATTCTGCAACAACTTCTTCAATAGTAGTTGGATTTTGAGTTGTAGTCTCTGTTTGTGGAGTTTCTCCTGCATTAAGTCCTAGTTTGCCTCTTGCCCAATCACCTAATCTATTATCAGGTAAAATACCGCCAATA